ACTCCGACCTACCTATTACAGAAAATAACAAAGGAGACAGTTGCATCTGTCTCTATAGAGAAACTCCCCCTTAAACTTCCTCTGCTTGGAAAACTCGCCGAATACAAGTCTCATGTACTTTGCCGCCAAGAGGTATTACTCCGTTTGCAATGTCTTTTTTCTGAGAAATCAAAGCATCCATTGCTTTTCTAATTAAACCCATTTCCTTTTCATCAACAAGTAAACTCCCCATTAGGGGCATTTGCAATCTGTTTAGACAAGTCATAAGCCTTGCAACACTCCATACCCCCCTTAAAAACTCCCTCAATACACAACCAATTTGAAAGGTGTTTTTTTATAGGATATGGAACAGTCTCAGTTACCAACTCAACCTTTTTAGTTTTTTCATTTCTTTTGTTGACAGCAACTTCTACATTGTATTCAGTTAAATCAAGTTTATAACGTTTCATTTCTGTCTCCTTTAAGTATTTAAAGAAAAGGAAAGGGGCACTGTGCCCCAATCCCATTAAATCAATTACGCACGTGCTCCTAATTGTGCAAGTCTTACCCAATCAACAGTCATCTCGGCATCAGCATCAGTAGCTTCAGTCTTGCAAACTAAAGTTAAACACATCTCGGCATTTGGTATATTAGCAGCAGTTGTTCCCGTCTCAACAAGTACCCCATTAACATAGAACTCAACAGAAGTCAAGCCTGTAATACGGAAACCTACTGTCATATACGTACCATCCGTGTTATCTGCAACATCCGCAGTCAAGTCATCCGCAGAGGTCCTTGCAGTAATAGACGAAATCTTGTTATCTGTTGAAGCCGCAAGATGGACAAAGCCACACTTATCCACAGAATCATCCATTGCACCCGTAGGAATAATACTTGTATCTGTTGCAGCAAGACCAACATAATACTGGTCAGTAGCATCATTCATTTTGACCCGTGCTTCAAACCAAATAGTTTTTCCAGCAGCAGGCTTTACACGGCAATTCAACAACTGACACTCAATACCATCATCTGCTGCATTGTGTCCAGCAGTATCAAGTAGTAGTGCTCCACCCTCAACAGACGTGGGTAACATTGTACCAGAAGTTGTCTGAGTAATAACCCAGCCCTCAGCCGTGGTAGTGTTGCTCATTCCCATATAGTCATCAAAATAAGTAACACCAAGACCAGGATTTCTGGCTATTTCCTCATAAGGACAGTCTTCCCAAAGATTCTCAGAAAAAGCAGTCCCAAGAGTCCCATTGTAAACAGTGCTCTCAAAAGGTGGATGAATTCTGGCAAGAACTATGCCTGCCGTATCTGACCTGTCCACAGTCTCTATTGCTTCTGCAACACAAACACCCATACCAGTCTGAGTTGCGTTCACAACAGTAACCTCGTCATGCTCAAGATAAAGCCTGTCTTTAATTGTAATGCTCTTATCAGTCCGCACTGGTACAATGGCCCCATTAGGCACATAAATGTCTAACCACTGACTGCCACTGCCAGTTACTCCATCCAAACCACTTCCAGCAACAAAACCGGCAAAAAACTCTTGGTTGTCCGCAGAAGGGTCTTCAACACGGTTGTATTTGCCTTCGTTTTGATGACCCTCGTCAGTTGTAGTACCTGCCCCATCTGTGTTATCATAGCCGTCAATATTGTCGGTCGTGTCATAATTATAACAGAGTGGCATACCTTCATAAATAACACTTGTTCCTTCATACAGCACCCGCTTTTTTTCGGCTGCTGTTTCTACACTTGAAAAACGTGATAACATTTCAAAATCCTCTCTTATTAAAGTAGTGGGGAGAAAAGTTACGTTCTTCCTTTAACTCCCCTTAAAGCTCTCTGGCATCCACCAGCAAAGCTAACTTCAAAAAACATTAGTCTCTATTACTCAATAAGAATCCTAATCTCTGTCTATTTTTGCAATGAAAACAAAAACTTAAATCAAGATATATTGAAAGGATATTATGGCTGGGGTCTCTTTCTCTTGGCCCCAGCGTAGCAAAATTATTAGCCTTACTAACATACGTCTTGAAATAATCCATATTGACACCGTATAACGGGTCAGCATCCCAAAGATTTGCAGTATCTGTGTCTAAAGGCTCAACATAAATAACCGGAATACCTTGGTAAAAAGGAGTTCCACTATACTTGGCAAAATCTGAACCAATTCTATCGTCATTTTTACGCAGATAAGCATTGATATTCCTGCGGACCTTCTTATTGGTGAAAAACCTAAAATTGTGCATATTTGTATCTTTGTCAATCTTATGTGGAATTGCTGGAGTATGAAACTTTGTTGACATCATCGCTGAATCAATCAAATCAATAAGATTATCGCCCAATTCACCATTATGATTACCATAATAAGAAGCCCAACGAGGTTTATCAGTAGAACTACAAGATACTCCCCCGATATTATAAGCAGTACCTGTACCGCTATACTGAGCCTGATAACCAGTAAAACCACCTTCTGTATCTGTACCCACTGGAAGCCAAGCTGGTATTCCCTCTGGATTAAGTTCATCTGCCGCATTTACAGGAGATGACCATGTTTTTTCATAAAGCTTGTCTGCAAACTCCCGAAACATGTTTTCCTTCTTGCCCTGCAAATACCGATAAGTTCTCAGCTTATCGTCCTGACAATATCCAAGCTCAATTCTGGAATAATCCATATTCGTTGTAGCCTGGCACCACTCACTTACAACCTCGGTGTCAGTATTAACATAGTTATGAGCATCTTCTCCCCAACCAGTACCAACCATCCTTGCATTGCCAGTATCCTTTAGAGTAATCCAACTCTTTATCCGGTCTCCACCGGATAGAATCATTTTGTCCTTACCAAAACAATCATTTAAAGCCTGATAGTTGGAATTTGCAAAAGCCATTTGAAGGTCATCTTTTTTATGAGCTTCAAATACGCTATAACCAACATCAATGGCATTCCTCATCGTGATAGCCATTATTTAATCCTCTCATCTTATAGCCACGCTCACAATCATTGTGAGTTACTTTTCAAGTGCCTTCCTGACTAACTCCACTCCTTCTTCTTCCCTCGACCTAAATGCCCTTACAGTTTTTTTATTTGTAGGCCGGGGAGAAAACTTTTTCTTTCTACTGTTTAAATCCTTAATAAGTTTTCGTTCTAAAGCTTTCTCAGCATGGTCGCCTTTGTACCAACGTACTGCCTCTTTTAAAGAATCTGACCAAGTTTTTCCAGAAGCATGAAAAGCCTGTGCAACCTCGTACAACTGGCCTCTCACTTGAACCGCAGGAGAATTGACATCATAACTTCCATCCGCCGTTCTGGGTAACTCATCCGTTTTCCCAAAAACTTCAAATGTTTCTGTCAAGTCATCAAATACTGCGTTTGCTTCCTCAAAGTTTTTCTTGGCTTGATTTGCAGCGTTGGTTTGCTCTACACCATCAACCTGACTCCGCAGAGTATTTAATTGGTCAATCGTAGTATTAAGTCCCGCAACAAGCGGAGCAACCACTGAATTCACTACCTCATCACCGTAAGCTTCTTTCATCTTACCAAGGGCTTCTTCGTCTAAATTGACTTTATCAATACCCTTAACTTCCTGCTTTTGCGTGGCAACAGGAACCACTTTTTGTTCAACTTGGGGCTGTTGGGTCTGACGGCCAGCTAAAGTTACCATATCTTCCAGAATCTCTGGATTATTCTCGGCTACTTCAACTATCTTATCATCGGACCAACCCAACCGCCTTGCAATATTTACTTGTTCTTGAGGAATTGGTTCTGTTTCCTCATCTTGCTTTACCCCCTCATCCTCAACATCTTCATCAGATTTTTCAGTATCGGCAGTTTCTTCTACATCTTCAGCAGTTTCTGAAACAGTATCTTCCCCCATACCTGAATTATCTTGTGTGTCATCAACATTACTATCCGGGTTTAAATCACTACTTTCAAGCTCATCATCCTTGCCTGTTCCGTAATTATTCCCCAATACCTCTAAAACACTTTCAGGAATGTTACTTTCCTCGTCCCCATAAACATCATCTTTTTTTTCTTCACTCATTTCGTCTCCTTATAATATCTTGTCAGATAATCTAAACAGGCTTCTAATGCCTTTCTTCTCAACTCTGGCAATTTCTTACGTAAGTTTTCATAGACCCTATTCTGTTCTTCCTTCATTTTGTCTCCTTGTTTAAATTTCACATAAAGGTATGCCAAGTGCTTTACTTTTTTCCTTAATACGTTTTAGTTTTTCTTTACGATTGTGGATTATTAAAGGACACATGCCTGCTTTATTTGGTTTTCCAAAAGTTGCTCCCGGATGTATTTTATTAGCGTTTCCATTTTTAACCTCTGTAAAAGGTAACGCCATTGCTCTTGAATTTCTTACATTTTCTACCAAGTCTGTATTTGGTAAAGAGATAATACGTTCAGCAATTTCACCACACACTGAACACTTGATTGGTTTTTTATAATCTTTCATCCGAGCAAATTGTTCTGTTTTATGTCCTTTTGAACACACATATTCAAAAAGTGGCATTACTTTTTCCTTAAAAGGTTTTTCAAATACTCAATCTCTCGATGAGTTGCCTCAAGGTCGAATTGCTGATATTTAATTAAAACACGCAAATAATCCAGCCCTTCAAGAATATCTACAAAAATACTCTTTGTAGGACTAACTACCCTGGGGTCAACATCCTTACAGGCAGTGTAAATTAACTTACCAAGTTTCTCAAGAATCTTTTTTTCTTTTGATTTTATCATTATGCAGAATCAGTCAACAAGTATTGTATTGTTGATTTCTCTCCAGCACCGTTATTCTTAATATATACAGTCCCAGCAGGCTGTGGTATCACTGCCCACTTGCCTTCTTCGATAGTCAAATCAGCATCAAAAGAAGTATCAAAGTCTAAATCAACATCGACATCGTTGGCAACACATTTAATAATCAGCATATCCTCGGTTGTAACGTCCCCCAACTCAAGAGCTTGTGCCGTATCAGCAGTGTCTTGTTCCAAATAATGAAATAAAACTTTTGTTGGAGTTGTCCCCGTAAAATTCCCCGCAAAATTTATGTCTTCGCCAAGACCTGAAAGCTCAGCTACAATTTTCACACGCATCTCAGCAGCCATTATTTCTTTCTCCTTCCCGCAGCAGCCATAGCAGCATAACGTTTTACCCCGTACTTCTTTCTGCCAATAGCAGCCGCAACAGCAGCCGGATTTTTAGCACCTTAAACCTCTTGCCTTCACCTGGTTTTGACGTTTTGGCCACCCTTTTATATAGTTTTCTTGCTTGTCGTCTTTTTTTCAAACTTGCTTTCGCCACTATTTGCATCCCCCTTTTCTTCGTCCACCCTTACGCTTGCTCGGACGTGGCGACCTTTGCCTTGGCCCTTTTCCATCGCGGTTTGGCATTTTAATTCCTTTCTATTTTCCTAAAAGTTTTTTAATCTCTGTGTCTGATACGCCGCTTTCTCTCAACTGCTTTATTACACTGCGTGTACCAATATTATATTTACTTTTTTCTTTCTTCTTTGCTCAGCAGCGTAATAACCAGAACCTTCTTTAACTTGTCTAAACAACCTCTTTGCTTTTTTTACTAAACTTTTAGCCACGTTTCTTTTTCCTTCGTAATGCTTTCTTCTTTGCACGCAAAGGTTTCTTTTTAGAACCTGAAAGATACTCCACCAACTGAGCCTCTGTCATACCTGTTCGGGTTTTCTTCCCGGCTCTGGCACGTGCAAGGTCAGCCCCCAACATTCGTCTCTGCCGTTCTGATTTTGCAGGAATAGCTTTACCCTACCTTTCCTTATAGTCCACACAGCTTTTACACTTCCAAGTTCTTTTCTCTCGCTTGGATAAACCGATTGCCTTTCGGTGCAAATCACAATGCCGACTTAATTTGCAGCTTTGACACAAATCAAACTGTTCCATTTTTAACCTTCCCGCCTGTATTTTTAAGATAACCAATCGCAGCACAAAGAATCTCCGTGCCATGCTCATCACTCTTCAAATGACCTATACCTTGATTACAGTTACTGCAAAGTAATCCTCGAACCTTGCCTGTAAGATGGTCATGGTCAACGGACAGTTTTCTGGTCCCATATTGATTCTTTCTTGTTTCAGGAAGTCCACAAATAGCACAAACTCCGTTTTGTTGCTCAAACATTTTATCATAAGCTTCAAGGGTCAAGCCATGTTTTGCAAGGTCCATTTTCCTGTAGGCTTTAGGGTTTTTCTGATGATATTCTCTTGTTCGCTGCAAAGTACAGCTTTTACACTCCCACCTTTTGCCATCAGCAGAATACATGTCATTATAAAAATCATTAAGTTCTTTTAATCTTCCACATTTGGTACACTTTTTCATGCCAGTTCTTTCCTAACATCCGCCTTAGCTTTTGCAACTTCCTCTGCAACTTCTTGTGGAGAAAAATCATTCTTGCGTTTCAACATCTTGCCAATTGCCGCTCCGCCAGTAAATCCAGCAAGAATTCCAAGAATACTAAAAGGCTCCCCTTCTGACCCAACAATTAAATCTTGCAAGTTTTCTGCCGCAGTGATAGAAGTTTCGATAAATCCAATTGCGTCCTTATATCTAAGCTCATCGTCTTGGGCCAAACGCAAAAGGTCCAACTGTTCTGTTCGATGGTTGATTATAATAGCATCCCGCACTTTACGAGCATCCCTCAAAGAACCAATATCCTCTAACACTACCGGAACTTCAAGACCAGAATAATCCGCACTAAGTTTTGCAATCTCTGCGGGAGTTAGCCTGTCTAAAAGACTCCTACAACCTATCAATGATAACGATAAAACACACACAATTACTAACAACCAATTAACATTCTTCATTTCATCTCCTTTTAACTTACTGGTTTACTTGAACTCATAAACGCCCGATTTTGCTGTTGATTTAAATTAGACTCCCGACTGGCTTTACTGTTGTCCCCCATTCTTCCGTCTTGAATACCGCCGTTTGACTTCGGCACAACTCGTCCTTGGAGTGGCTGATATGCCGCCGGACCCCCCGGATTATCTGGAACAGCAGATTTAAACCAAGAATCTATATTTGGAATATCAAGATATTTTGCCAAGTCTTTATTTATCACATCGACATCCAAAACCAACCCCTGTTGTGCTGCCATTTGAGAAATTGGAATAACCCATCCTGTTAAGAATGACATCGTCTTTTGGTACTCAAGTGTAGGATGATACTTCTGCATTGAGTAAGGTTGAACTTCAAAAACAAAATCATTAAAATCCCCCTCTTTCGCAACTTGGTCAAAAATAACATCAACATTGGTTACACCAGGTATTCTTTTTATCTCATGTCTTTGCATTAGTGGGTCTGCAAGAAAGTTCCAAATCCATTTTCTCACTATTGACTCAGTAAACTCATGCACTTGTATTGACATGTCCTCTAAAATCCTTGAAGCATTCGATTGCATCATTTGTTCTTGACCGAAGGTTTCTGCCTGGGCACCTCTTCCCCCTATTATATATAAATTACCCCCAGAAATAGAGTATTGGTTTTCTAAAAGACCCAAAAAATTATAACTATCGGGGTTTACTCCATTAAACTGAACTTGCTGCATTGCCGCAACATCATTCACTTGAACTGTTTCCCTGTCTCCAGCTTTAGCGACTCTGTCCATATCTTCGGCAGCTTCACTTGAATATGCTATAATAGTTTTTTCATTCTCTGCTTGCTTTCTCATTTTATTTATAAGAATGTTCGCAGCAGTATCATAATCTGTCCAGCCCCAAGCAGGTGGAATTGGTATTGGAGAATTAGGAAAGCATTTATAGCTCAAAACATCAAAAGGCCCACCTTCCGGCCCCTCATAATCTACCGTCCGTAAGATGTGCCTATATCCTTCTGGTAAAATCGTAATTGTTACTTGTTCATCTGGAAGCCATATATCTATAAAACGAGTCCATTCCCTCAGAGTATGAAAGTCTTCTGACATCATCCCCGGCTTTGATATTTTATCAGGGTGTTCTTCCCCATGAAGTTCGTGTGTTGCATGTATAAAATCCGCATGTTTTGACCCAAAAAATTGACGAGCATACTCTGTTGGAAGGTAGTAATAGTGTCCTTCGAGTTCAAAATTCTCACGATTCCTTGCAGACACATCCCCAATATAATCTGAGTCATCAATGACATCCGTGTAAATCTGCCCTATATCATGCAAATAACCCCCAAGTTCTGTCTGTTCTGCTGTCATAATTGCAGTCTTAGTAATGCCCATTCCAAACATTGAATTAAAAATTGCAGGACGTAAAGAATACTTGGCAAATCGAATTTCCTCAATTAAATGGTTTACTGCTAATTCCACTGTTGCTGCCCATGCCCGCATTTGTGGAATCCGACTACGTACCCTAATTTTTGGATTTGACATAGACAAATATGGAACAACAATACTAACAGCCCGGTCTGTTAAATTCATTAAATGCCCCTCTACTGTTGTTTCACTATAGTAGTTTGAAGCATACTGTTCTAACATCCTCTGCCGATGCCTTAAAGGCTCTTTCACCACTCTTTGCCATTTTTTAACAGCATCTTGAACCCGAACTACGAAAGGTCTTACACTTGTTTTATTTATTTCACTCATTTATTTTAGCTTTCCGTAATATCTTCCGACCCCACCGCTTGAAGCCCCTCACCAACAATCCTAATGTTTTTGGTATCCCCCAAATCAGTGATGGCTACTTTCATAATCTTTAACCCCCAACCAGAAGCTTCTTCCCTAAGTCCTTTTAATATCTCATCTTTTAAATCAAAAATTTCCTTACACTCTTCTTTTGTTCTTGAAACAATAAACTCTGTAATTATACCAAGAGCAGTATTCATTAAAGATTTTTCGTAATCCTGAACTGCAAGAATTGTTTTGGAAGCATCTAAAACTTTATAAGTAATTGCACCTGAAATTAAAACATTTTTTCCATCTTTTGTAAGTAAGGACTGGCCTCTTAAATCCTTAACCATTGGCATTACTGCAATCACACACATCTGCTGAATAACTGGCCAATAAAAATACCAACCCGGACCTTTTAATTTAAAAAACTTCCCTAAAGTTATCCGCACACCCCCTTCGTCAGGACTGATACAATACAGCCTTGGAAGCCAAGCAAATAATTTAGATATAAAATCTCGTAACCAAGACATTATTTTAAAAACTTTCTACTATAATCTGGTTGATTTAATGCTCTTTGCCGCAAACGAGCACGATAAGCAAAACAATTTTTCGGAATCTTTCTTACCTCAACCATAGCAGCTTTTATTTGCTCCTTCATTGCCAAAACTGTTAAGCCCAGAGCAATTACCCTATCACCGTGTGCTGCTTTTGCCCCACTGGTAACATCCTCGGACAATCCCGATGGTCCAATCTCCCCGTTATCAAATGTAATGTATGTCTCAAGTTCCGTCAAAGTCTCCCCATCGTGTAAAATTATAAACTTATCATTAGGTCTTGTTTGCAAACCTCTGGCTAAAGCTAAATCAAGTTCTTGCAGTAAATCAAACTTCTCTGTCCTACCTGAGTGCCAACCAAAAGTCTGTTTCTTTTTCCTTGTCCTTGCTCTTTCATTTTTTCGCACATAAACAAAACTATAACCAAGCTTTCGCCGTCTCTGGTCAAAAGCTCCACCGGGACCATTTTCTTCCCAAATCAAAAAAGCTTTCCTCGTCAACCCACCACACCACATACAAATTGCTACTGATTGGTCTGCAAAAGCATCCGGGGTAGTATTTGGACAAACCCAAAGCCCAACCTGTTCATTTGTATTTGCATCTATAATTTGTGCTACAGAATTAGAAGAACCCATGCCTCTGGCAATATCACAAGCTACAATATAGTTATGAGCTTGGTCTGGTCTGCCCTTTATCAACTTCCCCCACCATCTAAGTCTCCCACGTCCGCCCTCTTTAAAATACGGTTGTGATATTTTTGGTATATGATTTTTACCTTCTGTCTTTAATGTAAACTGAATTTCACCTTTATATCTCGCAGGACGAATAGTTTCTAATCGTATTCTTCGCAATGTGGCCGGAGAAAAGAACATAGCACCTGACCCCATTGGGTTGCGGTCAACATTTTGTGCCATCCCCCTACGAGTTCGTTTCTTTTCTTCCATGTCATACCAAGCACTTCTCCAACCCCCCTCATTAGTATCGCCCCCATCAGCTATAAAACTAATGTTTTTAAGGACTTTCGCTTCCTTTTCTGGAAGTGTTAGCATGTCTTTTGTAAAGGTACTTAACTTAAAAGGCTCCATTGCCTTTATGTTTTCAAAAGCTAACGGAGCTAACTTTTTGTAGTATTCAATATCCTTTATTTCAATAATATCATAACTTGGAGACCTGTATAAACCTTGGTTTTTCTCAGTATTCCTTTCCCAAGGAAGCACTATCACATCAATTTTACCACTTGAAAGCAGCCTATTATATGGATGTCCCATCCCATAGAAATGAGTAGAATTATATATAACACACTCCGTTACATCAGGCAAGTTATCAACAATTGCGGCAGCTATCTTGTGCTCCATACGACCATGCTCATCAACCATAACTGCCCTGCATCTATCCCCCGCACCAAAGTTTTCATTACATGACTGCCCATAAATAACACTGCCATTATCCAAGTTTTCTGCCCGCATATACGTTTTAAGAAAATTTGGCTGCATCCATTTTGGCCAATGTACCACAGCATAGAGGAGTTTGTGCATCAAACATTTGTGAACCCCCGTCAACTGTCCTTTTGATACTTCTACACCAGCATCCACAAATTCGGCAGCACGTGAGCCTATTAAAAATGACTCTTGTGGGAAAATTTTCCAATAAAGAGCGAATAGTTTAATAATAAGCTCAGTTGCCCCCTCTTCTCTTGACTTGTCAATAAGTTTATTCCGACCGTTGTCAATCCCTGATTTTAACTCATTAACCGCCTCAACTTGGGCCTCTCTTAAAATAAATGGACGGTTTACACAACCCCTGGGCTGTCGTGGGTCGTAAGTGAAGCAACACAGGTCATAGTAGAGTTGTGGCTTTTGAAAACACATTTCCAAAAAAACCTGCTGCATACTGGGGTCAGTAGCCACCCTGCGATGGAAGTCCATCCTGAATTTAAGATTTTCGACAACAGTCCGAGGCACAATCTTTAAAAGAGCTTCTGGGCTGTCAAATACTTTTAGACTATTCATCAAGTAACTTACTTTTTTCTTTTTGTTGTGTTAGTGTAATAACACTTGCAACATCTAACAAGTTATACGCAGCACTGCCCTGTTTTTTAACAATGCAATCAAAGTCATCAATCAAAAACTGATAGTGGTATTTCTCAATCAAGGGGTCTTTCATACCAATAAACCGTGAAGCATCTAAATTACACCCCAATCTTTTAGACATCTCAAAAACTTTTTTCGCCTGTGCACAAGTTCGTGCCACATAAATACTGTCATTAACCAACATCATAAAATGCAGTAATATGGTAGTTTTACCACTATTTCGGGGTCTTTCTATTATTCTCATCCCGGTCTCCTTAAGCCAACTTACTATCAATTACTTTACTTTTAACTTTTTTCTTATCCGCCTCATCTGCTTGGGCAAGTAAACGTCCTGCAAAATCCCGAATAGTGTCTGACTCAATTTGGCCCGTTATTTTGACATCTAAACTTTTTTTCGTTTCATTTACATTCACCGTCCGTGTGTTCGTAAATTCATCCGACATGTTAATTAAAAAGAATTGAAGCAAGCTTGCGTCCGGCTTTTGATGTTTCTTCGTTTTTTTAATGCAAACCATTTCCCAAAAAGGGTCGCCATTCTCACCCTCGCCTTTTTTCCTTCTTTCCCAAGTTTCTTCTTCATAATCATACCCACAGGCTGCTTTCAAACCGCTTGATATTAAGTAATTTTTTGCAATATTCTTACCGTTACTACAGGCTGCTTTAAATTGAGGATAACGTTGTTTCCATTTCGCAATTGTACTCGCCCGTACCCCAAGAACATACCCCAAATCCTTTTCAGAATGCCCAGAAGCTACCAACCGAGCAGCAATTTTCACAAAATTATAATCCCACTTAACTCGTTTCCGGGTTTTATATATCTTGACGTCATCATCCCAATTCTTGTAATCGGATTTCTCGGCTTCCTTCTTATTCAAAGGTTTTCTTGCCATTAGTGTAAATACCCCTTATCATAATGTAATTTATTGTATTTTGTTTTAGTTACTCTGCCCTCTTGCTTACAACAGCTAATACACCAGGCATACTCACTTTGCCCAATTCGGTCCTCACGCTGGTAAAATGCTGATTTTGGTTTTGACAATCCGCAACGCTCACAACGTTTCATAATAACCCTTTGGAAAATGTTAAGATTTGGGGCTTAGGGGGCTTGACACTTCTTTTCCGGCCTCAGCCCCCAAAAACCCAGTTCTGAAATAAATTAAATTTATCATACAGATATTATACCACAATTTAACCCCAAAGTCAAGAAAAATCTTTAAAAATTCTTAATATTTTATAAATATTTTAAAACACTAATTGCTATAATCGTTAATATCGTTATAATTGTTATAAACTTACCTTTGTCTTAATATAATCTTAATATTTTCTTAATGTCTAAAACCTCATTTTTAGGCTAAAAAAAGAGTTAGATACTTATATAACTTTTATAATAGTTAGCCTATCCTATAACAACCCCCCCTTTTTTTATGACAGGTTATAGAGGTTAATCTATTTGTAGGGTTTAGCCCTGAGTAATTTCCACGAAATCTGCTATTTTGAACAGATTTATTTTATTTTTTCCTTGACAAGAAGGGGTCAATTATGGTATAATATCCTTGTAAAAAAGCTTCCTTTGAAGTACAGGATGTACGCTGGGAGCAGGATGCGACCATAAAATCTTAATATTGCCAGTTACCAGGATGAATATGAAAAGCTCGCAGGGATAGAGAGCTTTGAATACTATCTCCCGCCTTATACATGAGAATACACAATAACAGATATATAACCATTCCTCTGCGAAAGTCTATAAGTATATTTACAGGTTTTTAAAATAATTTATAAATTTGTGGGTTTTTTACTTGACTTTGGTTTCTAATTATGGTATAATACGAATATGATAAATTCAATACAAAAAATTAAATGTAGGTTGGGCAAGCATAAGTGGCGGTGGTTTGATTTGGGGCCAATAGCTGTCCCGCTTGACCTTTGTTGGAATGATATGCTTATTGGGGGCAGGTATGACCGGTTGCGAAGGAAAATGGAAGAAAGATGTGTTTTTTGTGGTGAGGTGAGAAAAGTTGAGTACTATTCACTTGCTGGAGAATCTTTTTGAAATTTATACAAAAAATTAAATGTAAGTTTGGTTGGCATAGGGAGACAAAACTTTACTATAAAGGCCTTCATATTGCTTATCGTTGTGAGGTTTGTAATAAGCATAGGTTTCGACAGGGAAGTGGCAGCGATTCTATAAAAATTAGATGTAAACTTGGTTGGCATAAATGGAAGCATTTTTGGTTTAATGGTCTTTATATTACAACACGTTGTGAGTATTGTGGAAAACATAAATGATTAGAGATGATGGCATAAAACAGTGTTGGGAGTGTCATAGCGAACTGCCTAAAAGTGATTTCAAGTATGATTCAAAATATCCAGATAAATTATTTCCGTATTGTGTTTATTGTATTAGAGAAATGGAGAGAGGTTTAAGAAAACCAGAAGCAGGTTCTCGATTTCCAAATAGTGAGGAAATATAATGAGAAGACCAAGATTTAAATGTGTTCTTTGTGGTAAAAAAAGAGTAGCTTCACCGGGGGTTTCTTCAAAAAAATATGCTGTTGGGCACATAATAAATATAGAGGTTACATGGTCTATTCCACAATGGGTGTGCCGTGAGTGTAATGATAAGATTGGAGAGCTACTGCTTAGTGGTTTATGGGGGGAACAGATTTAATGGAATGTACCTGCATAACAACTTATACTCAATTTCGGAAATGGGTAGAAAACATCGAGTCAAATAAACTTGCTTTAGATACTGAGACTACTGACTTAAGTTATTGTAAATTGAATCTTCGGGGTTTCAGTCTTTGTGATGGTAAGCGGGCTTGTTATGTGAACATGTGGGAAAATCCTGAGTATGAAGTTATACGAATTGCTTTAGATTCTTATTTATCTTTTAACCACGCTTTTCAGGAACTTATTTTTCACAATGCTCCTTTTGACCTAAAGGTATTGCACAAAGTAGGTTGCAGAAAAATAACTTCTCACATTTTTTGTACTATGACTGCCTGCCACCTTATTAACGAGAATATAAAGGTTGGGTTGAAATCTTTAGCAAAGAAGTATTTACACATAGAAAAACCATTAACTTATAAGCAAGCCCATAAATATGGATTTAATTCCTCACAATTTATTGAATATGCTACAAATGATGCTATCTGGACATGGCAGCTTCACAAAATTTTTAACCGAACTCTCTACCAGCAAAAACTGGATAAATTGTTTTATGAGATTGAAATGCCTTTTCAACTTGTTCTGATGGATTTGGCTATCAACGGGGTTTTGTTTGACCAACAAAAAGTTGAAAAACTGAAAATTAAAGTTGAAAAAGATATTTATAATATGGAATTTAAATTAAGAGATTGTGCGGGTATAAATTATCAAACACAGAATATGCTATTTACAGATAGAAAAGAAATCTTATCTGGTATAAAAATGACAAGTCCAGACGACTTAGTTGAGATTATCCAGAATAAACTCGGACTTGTTATTGAGGATTATACTGATGGGGGTAAAAAAGGTAAGCCAAAGCCAAGTGTGGGTAAGGTAACTATGCTCAAGTTGAAGGGTCAGCATGAGTTTATTGATACTCTGAGACAATATAAGATAGCCACAAAATTGTACCAGGGTTTTCTCAATCCTTTTCAAAAATTTGTTGATATTGATGGCAGGGTTCATGCAGGATTTCATAACTGCATAGCCAGAACGGGAAGACTTAGTTGCTCTAATCCTAACCTGCAACAATCCCCGAAAGAGCGAAAAGAGTATCCTGTTGACTTTCGTGGAACAATTATAGCCCCAGAAGGTAAAACTCTTATTGTAGCAGATTACTCAGGGCAAGAGTTAAGAGTACTTGCACAAGTATCTAAAGACTCTGGATTGATTGAGGCCCTTAATAATGATAAGGATATTCATTTGGAAACAACAAACAGGTCTTTTGGTTTAAATATTCCAGATGAGCAGTTATACACAAAACATCCAGAGTATAAAAAACTTAAAAAAAAGTATAAAAAATTACGTGATGCTACTAAAAATACTGTAGTATTTCCTACTCTTTATGGTACAACCGCTATTGGGGTATCAAAAAGTCGGGGGGTTAGTGAGAAGGTTGCTCAGGGCTATATAGATGATTTTCTTAATTTATACCCTGGTGTGAGAGATGCTATTGACAGATGCCATAATTTTCTTAAACATCATAAGTTTGTTTATACGTTATCAGGACGCAGGCGTAGGCTTTATGACCTTACTCCAAAAGCTTATCGTCAAGCGTTTAATTTTCTTATTCAGGGTTATTCTGCGGACATGATAAGATGTGCTGCAACAAAGGTTCGGAAGATTATTTTGGAAAACCCTCAGTGGGATTTGAAAATGCTGTTGATTATCCATGATGAAATTGTTTTGGAAGTTAAAGACGAGTATGCTGAGAAAGCAGCTAAGTCTGTTAAAGCAGCGATGGAAACTGCTGTTGAAATGTGTGTTCCTTTAATTGCTGAGGTTGGTGTAGGAAAAAAGTATTCGGGAGCTAAGCCATGAAATCAATTTCTAATTTGTCTGATTCTTTTTATGAAGATTACTTTAACTCAGAAAAATATAAAATCCACGAAAAGATTGAGAGTTTTTATTGGAATATAGACAATTATATACAAGTATCTTTAATTCCAGATATAAACTTGGGCTTTACTATAAGAAAGTGGGGAAGATGTTTTTGGATAAAGCCCGAAGATGTGAAGGACAAGAAGGGTGCTGAGCTTGAAAGTTTTCTTTTAGAATGTTATCGGGAGTTTTTAGGTGATTTTCAAGACAAAGTTAAACAAGCTCTTGTTGATATTGAAAAAAGATTAGGTATGAAGTAATGCCTAAATGGGATTTGATAATTTTATTTTGGTTAGGTTTTAAATTGGTTATAGATGTATTTACGTATGTTTATATTATTTATAGGTTGATGAAATGAATGATTTTGACAGATACTTGATAGTTTGTAAGAATCCTTTAGCTTTAAATTGTTTAAAAAAAGAGCTTTGTTTGGTTGGATTACGCTCTGAAAAGGGAAAACCAATGTCTCAAGGAGATGCTCTTTGTGGTAGAGATGCTCTTCTTTATTATAGCCTGGTTTAGAGTTCCAAAAGGGCCATATTGTTATTTTGGCTCAGGAGCACCGGGAAGCAAGTCTTTTCGTCCGTGTCCATATTATCGAGCAATTTGGCTTACCAAGAAAGGGGAAGACCACATATCATATTGCAGATATATGGATAATACTAATTTTGATTTTGATTTATATGACCAGTGTAAAATTTGCGGGATTAAAGACAATACTGATAAATTGATTAAGGAGATTGAAGATGAATGAAAGCTTTGGAAGTCATTCAGGAATAACAACTTTACGTTTAAGTAGAAAGCAGGTAGATAGGTTAGTTGATTTTATTGTGTTTGATTACGGAGCTTCTGATTATTACTGGGAAAATTTTGAAAAAATAAGCGTTTGGCTTAATGATAGTTCTCGATTTCAGGTTACAAGGACCGAGATTGGTCTTGCTTTAGTGTCAGGGGGGGTCCCGCAAGTAAGAAAATTTATTGAAAAAAGAATTGAGAACATAAAAAAGGAAATAGAATTCCATTTTCTTTGCGTTAATTTTTGTAGTGCCTTCGTTTATAGGCATATTTCTTATTTTGTATTACCAGTGTTTTTGGGCAGTTGTGGTAGGAATTCTTTTACAGCCAATACCAATTATACCAATAATGGGTGTTTGGCTTCCTATTCCTGCTTTTTTAATTGCGTCCTTTTTGGAGCTTTGTAGATGGGCTTATGGGAGATTTAAATGAAATTGTCTGATGAGATGAAAGTTAGATTGTTTTTTGCTTTAAACAGACTATCTAAGATTTCAAGACGTTGTTTAAATCAGTATTTAAACCGTTTTTTTGTTTGTGGGGAATGTTATTATTTAGACAAGGACCTTTATATATGCCTAAATTCCGGGGATACCAGGGGGATGCGGTGTGGGGGAAAAGCCCCTGCTTGTGAGAATTTTTGGCCCAAGCCAAAGAAAACTAAAAAGGAGACTAAAAGTGAAAAAAATAAATCTTAATACTTATTCCCTTGATGATAATTATACCAGGCAAGTGAAATTGGCAGAAGCCCTAAATGAGATAATGGGTTATCTGGAACACATGCACGGGAGAAATGGAAAGCTGTTTACCTGCGTTTCTTGTCATCATGCTACCGGTTATATTGGTGATTTGGGAAAGTGCTGTAATAATCCGCTGTATGAGGTCTCAGACTGATGAATGATTCTTGGGGTAAAGTAATTTACGAGTTTCCTCTATATACGCTGATTATAGAGGATGAGGTGTCCTTCTTGTTTGTAGGCCGGTATTTTTACCACTATAAGAATATTGGGCTAAATTAAAATGAGAAACTGGTTTATTATAAAAATTGAGGTTAAATTGGAATAAGGAGATTGATATGAGATGTTCAGAATGTGGTAAAGAATATACAGATAAGGATGTTGAAAGAGACGATAGAAGGGTAACTGGGAAATTTAAATTGGCCGAAAATCATTTAGGGGAGAGGTTTTGTGAACAACGAATAATAAATCAAATAGATGAGGTTGTCCATACTGCGGACTTTCACCGTGTTATTGAAATTTACAATTTTATAGAGGGAACCTGTTTTGAATATGTCTCAGATAAAGGAGACTGATATGAGAGATTTTAGAGTTATGGATTCAGCAAAAGGTTGGAAAGTAGTTTGTTATTATGAAAAGTCTTATTATTATCCCAACGCTTTTGTACTGATAAGTAACCATACAAGTTGGAAGACTGCGAGGGATTATGCTCAGAGATTAAGAGATGTTTTTGGAGATACGCCAAAGTAAAGCCACTTATACCTGTTTTACTTACTGATATTCTGTTTAAAGGAGACTGATGTGGGTACAAGAAAGTTAATTGTGGCTAAATGTGCTGAATGTGAGCAGACTCACTTAATTTATTGGAGTTTAGATAGAGGTCTCTTAAAAGTGCCAAAACTATATTGTAATAAGTGTTTTATAGAGCTTGATTGGCATTTTTTTGATGCACCTCTTGGGGAAGACGGGTATGTGGATGAAGGCATTTTAAAGGATATGTTTTCAAAAGATTTTGAGTGGGGAAGATTATAGGGAGATTGATATGAATAGTACAACATTTACTTGTAAGTGTGAAAAAGTTTCAGGATGGGTAGATGAGGGTTTAACTACATCCCCTTGTCCTATCTGTGGCCGAAGATATTTGGGAGTTTATAACAAAAAGAAATGTATTATTGAGGCGGTTGGGATAAAATCTCATCCTGTATTAAATTTTATTAAGACTGTTTTGCAGGCAGTCTCTCGTGGGTTGTTTGTGCCTGCCCAGCGTAAGCCAGAATCAACAAACTCGGCTTAGTTGGATACAATTTTTCAATGGAATATTAAACCGCTTAGAATTTAATCTGAGGCCTTCTGAGGCATTTTAAGTAATATTACTTATATACCTTTATTTATGTGAAAAATTATATTATATATTTTGCTGACTACTAACCCGCGGGGGCAGCGTCCTATAACATCGAGGGCCACCTACACCCCCCCCCCGTCCGATAACAGAACAAATCTCCCGATTGAGGGTATCAAGTACTTCTACTCAATTTAAGAATTGTCTTGCAATTGTGTGTTGATTATGGTATAATGCGTATATGGATAACAAAGAACTGCTCGCAGTAGATAGATTTGCAAAGATGTCTATATCTCAATTGAGGCATTATCAGCGTTTGAATGAAATACAGACACAGCTTGCTTATCATCTTAAGATGACAGCAGCTTTGAAGAGATTACAAAAGATGTCAACGATTTTTGCTGCTGCGGTAGATAAAAAAGAATTTTCTTAAATCTCAGTTTTTTACTTGACTTTGTTTGTCATTTATGTTATACTTTATATAGTTAGATTAGAGGGTTAAAATGAATGATTTACAAATGATGTGTGTGTTGACGGCGATAATGGTAATAAGCGGCGTAATCGCTGCGATATTAGGAGATTGATTATGAGTACAATTGAGATTATTGCACAAGAGGATATTTCACGAGAGCTATATGGCAAGTCTTGTGCTGAATTGTCAAAAAGCGAGCGTGAGATAGTTGAGCAAGAGTGGTTAGATAGACTTATGGGCAGAAAATAAACTTTTCAACCTTGCACTGTTACGTAGAGCCACATAGTTATCCGTTTCAGTGCTCGGTTAAGGGGTTTGATGACGGTGTTTAATAAAGGGGTTGACAATGAACAGGTGGTTAAAAAATAGGCGTAAATTAACGCTACGTCAATTACGTGAACACGACCAGGCGTACAATGATTATTATAAAAATAAAGAAAGAGGACGCAATTGTGAAAACCTTACTGACAAATCTAATTGGTAGCGAGTGGTACGAGATTTTTGTAATTGCAGGTTTTGCTTACCTTGCACTATGTTAAAAGGCTATGTAAGCAAAGACAAAAACTCTTAAAATAAAATTAAAATTAGGGGTTTTGCAGTGAACAACGGCTACACTTTTGCAGTTAGCTTATTACTTACAATAAGTGCATGGTTGCTTACTTACTATGTAATAAGTCTGATATAGTCGCAGTTAAGAGAGTTTTATTTACACTGCGAAATTATGAAAGTTACTACTCAAGATTAAGAGGATTGATTATGAGAACTCGACTTTTATGTGGTGTTATGGATTGGCAAGAGGATAGTGGCAAGTTTATCAGCAAAAAGTTAAACAATGGAGATTGGGATTACTGGCTTGTGCTGGATTTTGTGAATATGGATGAGTTAGCTCCAGAATTAGGCAATCACAAATATCAGGTTAGCATTTTAGCTGTAAGTCCACAAGCTGCACAAAATAAGATTAAAGCGGCTTTAGACTGTTGTGGCTTTAATCCAGAGTGCAGAAACTCTGAAAGTACTGTCATAGAGGCCCTGTTGGACTACGGCGTTTATGCTACTTTGCAGACTTTTACAGGGAATAATTATCACAAAGTTTTGCAAAAAGCGAAAACACAGTTAGATTGTGTTGCAAGTTTGTTTGGGTTTTTTATGGACAGGCCCGAAAATCGACTCGGCCATACCGGATGGGATTTTATAACCGGTGATTTGAGCTTAGACAAAGTAATGTAAGGGGAATTACGATGTATCAAACAATAACAAAATCTGACTTTAGGAACGCATTTGTTACAATGGACAGACAAAACCAGTTTAGCTATGAAGGTTTGGGAGTTCTCTATGACTACCTTGATGAGATAGGGTATGGTAATTTGGATGTCATCGAGCTTTGCTGTGATTTTACAGAGTATAAGTCTGTAAAGGATTTTCAAGAAGATTATGGCGAAGAGTATGAAACTTTGGACGATATCAAGCGTATGACAATAGTATTGCCGATTGACTCTGAAAGATTTATTATACAAGCATTTTAATAAAATGTAAAAGATTTCTCTTGACTTCTTCTTTCAAATACGGTATAATGCAGTTACGATAGGTTTTTAAGTACAGACTTGGTGCCGTCCTTAAGGGCTTTTCAAGTAGAAACTTAGCCCTATCCGTCATTATCGTTCTTTTATAAAGTGTGTGAGATAGGGCTTTTCAAGGCTTTGTAGTAGTGCCCGAATGGGCTTGCACACTGTGTCCTGATTAGTCCTATCTCGTGGACTTAGCTTATGATATCAATTACTCAAAGATTGAGAGGATTAAGATTATGAAAACTTTAAGACGAATTCGATATTACACAATGAACAGTTGGAATGAATCCACAGCACCTGCGTATAATTTGAAAGTCTATAATGTTATAGACAATAAATTGCAGAACAAAGTTTATGAGTTGTTAGAGGTTGACGAGTTTTGGCAAGAGATAGACCATCTTATCTGGTGTTTTAACGATGAGCATGATTATCAATGGCAAGCTGGTTTTAATGGTCGGAGCGGTGATTATCTTGTTTTATATCGTGGTGGCAGGAGTGAAAATGGGCGAGTGTATGTACAACCAGGACGAAATATAGAAAAAGCAGAAGTCCCTGTTGATGTTTTAAGAGCTTTTCGGCGACTTGCTGTTCGTATTGTGCAAACAGCCGAAACCCTTGCAAAAAACTATAAAATACAGGATGAGAAGTATCAAATAACAAAAACCTGTAAAGTTTTGGTAGAAAACAGCCAATAAAGGTTAAGGGGGTTGGCAATGAAAGACCAGCATAATAACGATGTGCCGAATGACTTAGTAAGTCTGTCTTGTGGGCCGGATAGGTTTAATGAAGAAGAGTTAAAAATAATTGATAATGCCTCGTGGTATTTAGTGCAGCATGTGTGGGGGCAGGATTTAGCAGTATCTTTCGCAGAAGTGCAAGGTTTGATTGACGAGCCTTTGGGAGACTCGCCAATTGATGTTCAGTATATAGACCGAGTGCTGCACCGATATAATAATGAAGATGGGTTTTATTACGCATAAAAAAGAAAAATTACAAAAGTGGTATAAGATAGGAGATTAAAATGATACTGAAGCCTAAAAATGAAAAAGAGTGTAAGTGGTATCTTGAAAATCCCAATTATGTCAATGATATAATAAGTTGCTCAGAATGTCGGGATAAATCAGAATGTCGGGATAAACACGTTTGTTTGTCAGAGTCTTGATTGAATTGCAAGTGATAAAACAGTAAGGGAATCAGCTATGAATTGTATATATCGAGAGTTTGACGGCGAAACTATTGCTCTATGGCCGGATACCACAGCAGATATGCAAGGAAATTGCTTGTCTTATGCACACGTTGGACAACACGGGGCGGCGAATTATAAACATGTAATGAAAAATTCGATACCGGCCAAAGCTGAAAACATTAAAGCGTTAAGAAAAGAACTGTTGGCAAGAGGTTATACTGAAGACGAATGTTAAGGGGTTAGTTGTGAAAACAATAAGGCCAAAATCTAACATAACTTGTCAAAAAATGAATTGCATTGAACGAGAAAATCAAGGTAAAATAAAATTGTCTTGTAAGAACTGTAATTCACGAAAAATATGTTTAATGGCAAGTTAGGGAGATTAACTATGTGGATGTGCTTAAATTGTGGAATGACAATAACGGATGACGAAGCTGATAATCAAATAGCTGAGTATGGTATAGATGCTCCCTGCTGCTGTGGCGGGGCGATGGTAAGAGAAGCGACAGAAGAATATGATTATGAGCCGGAGTTTTAAGGATATTGACCATGATATTGAAACCTAAAAATGCAATTGAGTGTGAGCAGTATCTTGAAAATCCTGAACATGATGAGGACGTCATAGACTGTTCAGAATGTGAAGATAAGCATATTTGTTTGGGAGAACACTGATGATGAGTAAAAAAGACTTACCTCTGGTTGATGTTATCGCAAGCGGTTATGAGTGGATTTGTCCTAAGTGTGATAAGCTAAATCGGGAAATAGAATATAAAGAATTTTATGTTTGTCAAGACTGCGAACAAGAGGTAAGAGCAGATATACCAGAACACACTTACGGATAAGACTAATGATTAAAGTTGAAATGAGGGCTTAAATATGAAACTTAAACCAGAAAAATGTTGTCCTTTTTGTTGGAGTACGGAAATTGATTATGGCAGTTTAGAACTACAAGGAACACAGGTATATTATCCTTGTACTTGTAAAAAATGCAAGAACCGGTTTAAGCTGTGGTATAAATTGGAATACGAAGACACTACGTTAGGTTAAGAGGATTGATTATGAGAATAAATGAAAGACCTTATTACTTAACACAACAGCCCTGTTGTAGTGGTCTTAACAAACATCGACAATGGTTTGACGAAATAAATGATATTTCTATTTTCTCTAATGACGACATGTTAGGGAATAAATTTTACATGACAGAAGGTGAGTTACCAAACACAAGGTATTATGCTTCACCTTCAGAGGCCGCCCTGACCTATCATTTATGGGGCGAAAAGGCAAAAACTATCGATTGATTGTGAAAGTTATTATTTAAGATTGAGGGGATTGATTATGCAGGATTATGTGATAGTAACAGACTACAAAAAGGTATCGCCGGATGACTTTTATTTGTCTGATAAATGGTTAAATGCTGCGTGTTGTTCTGATATAACTCCTCAGCAATTAAGAGACATGGCAAAAGCAGGAGAGTTGTTTGAGGCTTTTATTGTTTCTGCCACAGCTTATTGTATTTATGACACAATGGACTCACAGATGGTGTACGTTGATGGAGACATGAATGAGCTTATTTATTGTGAGTCTGCGGTTATTTCACCAGGACATCAGTATTGTGAGGTATATGAGACGTAAAGAAGTTAAATACGGGATTGAGTATGAAGCTAATTCAAATAAATTATATGATTAAAAACTAATGTAATCCTCTTATCTTATAGCCCCTAAAGGATTAGGGGCAGCAATAATAAACTAAAAAACTTATCTAAAATATCCAAAAAACATTTGACTTTTATGGTTAAATAATGAGAATTAAAAATGAGCAGCCGAGATATTTTAATTTGTCTTAAGTGTGGTTGGGAAGGTGTGTTTTGCGAAGGAAAAAATCCAACCTGTGCTTATGCCGCTTGTCCTAACTGTGGTCATAGCGACTTGCGATGGAAAGATTATTACGAAAAAAATAAAACTAAATTTGAAAAAAAGACTTGACTTTGAAGTTCAATTATGGTATAATACAACCTGTTAGTTAAAGGACTTAGAAATGAAAAAGGTTGCGGTTATTTTTGGTGCGGTTATAGGGCTAATTGTATTGATTGCCGGAAGAGGGGTGATATTAGCATTTCCGATTAAATGGACTTGGAATGCTACAATGCCTTATTTGTTTGGGCTGTCCACTATAACTTGGAGTAAGGCGTGGTGCCTGCACTTCTTGTTGAGCTATTTTCTGAAAGTATCGCAGATATGAAGTTTATTCGAGTAATAAAAGTAAAACCTAAATCAAAAAAGTATAAAAAAGAAGCAGAATTTTTCGAGGGAATACTGAATTATTTAGTTCACGAAAAGATTATAAATGAAATAGCTTCGTTTGGAATAACTAAGGTAAATTATGAAAATTATTAAAAACATACCGGACGGGATTTACCAAAGAGTTCTGGCAAACGTGCAAAAACCAGACCCAAACATTTTAAGGGTTACGGAGCTTATAAACCCACCTTTGATTAAGCACCTGACCTTAAAATACTGGGATGAGCTTAGACCCTTAGCTTCTGAATTTTTGTGGAGCTTGTTAGGGTCTGCAATGAACAGCGAATTTCAAAAGATATTTTTGGTATAACGTTATCGGGCCAAGTTGACAGATATGAAGTTGAAAACAAGACTATTGCAGATTATAAAGTTACGTCTGTTTGGTCTATTTTATTAGGATTAAAGCCGGAGTGGGAAAAGCAGCTTAACCTTTATAAGTTTCTTTTAGAGTTTGAGGGACACCCAGTTGAGCAGTTAAAAATACACGCAGTACTACGTGATTGGCAGGTGGGTAAAGCGGCTCAGGCTAATTATCCTGCGATACCTTTTATGACGCTTGATGTGCCCGTTTGGGATAACAAAAAAATTAGCAAGTATACTGAGGAACGGGTTGCAATACATAAAGCAGAGCCGCTGCCTTGCACTGTTGAGGAGCGGTGGGAACGCACTCCTACTTTTGCAATAATAAAAGCCGGAAGAAAATCAGCAGTAAGGGTAAAAGACACAAGAGAAGAAGCTGAGATTTATCTTAACACAAAAGTTAAGCCTGCTGATAAGCCAAAATGTAAAATTGTGGAGCGTAAGGGAGAAGCAATAAGGTGCAAATCGTATTGCCTCTGCCGTGATTTTTGTCCGTGTAACCCGTATAAGGAAAGCAAACGATGACTGAAAAAGAAGCAAAAAGAAAAGCAGCGAAGTTAAACGCAGAACAAACTAATCTGTTTTGTCCGTTAATAAAAGCTAAGTGCCGTATAGATTGCATATCCTTTTGTAAAGCAGAGGCTTTTAAGAGTGATTTGTATGAGGGTGAACTTACAGAGAATGGCCTATCAGACAACCTTTGGGCAATAAGAGGGGGGGGTTATTGTACTAACTATTCCATTGTAGGAGACATCTAAATGGCATACACAAAAACAGCAAAAGAACAGCTACATATTTTACGCCAGTCATGTTTGAACCGTGCCGTTGATTTATATGTTGCAGACCAAATAGAAGCAGCGAAACTTGAAACGGTTGCAGAGTATTTTGTAAAGTGCATTTATACTAAGTTGGGATTGCCTGTTGGGACGGCTTTAAGTGAGTCTCAAGTTCAAGGCATAATCGTACTTCAAAGTTCCTTAACACGGGCTGTGGAATTATGCCTTGGTGGTAAAATAAATGTAGAAGAAATTGTGGACAATGCGTACTTGTTTGCAAAGTATGTATATTCCGGGATTAAAGGGAAATAAAGCAGTGCAAAAAGTAGTGCAAAAATCAAAATTTTATGGTGAAGTTACCAATGGTAAATTGAGCTTAGATAGACAGGCACTATTTTTGGCTTATATTCAATCCTTGCCTGAAGGCACACGACTTGAGATTACTGTGGAAAAAGAATCACAAGACAAAACCGCAGAACAGTTAGCTTACTACTTTTCCTGCGTAGTCCAGCCTCTTGCAGATTATTTGGGCTACACTAAGGTAGAGATGGATGGCGTGATTTGTAAATACTTATTGACAGAGAATTTAGGAACAAAAAAAGAGTATGTAAAATCTAAATCTGACCTTAATCGTGCAGATTTAGCAAAATTTATAGATGAGGCTATAATGTTAGCTGCACAACACGGAGTAGTTGTATTACCGCCTAATAAAATGTGGAAAAGTTTGAAATGAAAACCAAAATAAATATGAAAGAAGGGAAAAATTATGACTGATAAAGAAGCATATCAACATTTACAGGCTTCGTGGGTTAAGGATAACAATATAAAAGTTGGGGATATTGTAAAAGTACTGAGAATACCAAAAAGAAATGAGTTAGGTTCAGATTGTTGGTCTGCATGTTACTACCAAACCGCTGTGGGTACTGAGATATCCGTTGATTTTGTTTATCCAGACAAAATTGTTCTTGATGGATATGGTTGGCCTTTTTTCTGTCTTGAGTTTGTTAGAAAAGCACCCCCAAAAATTAAAATTACTTGTGAAGTAAATGGTAAAAAAGTGCCTTTGAAAGATTTAAGTGAAGAAACTTTGTTAAAACTCAGGAGACGCTCAGAATGTTTAGATTTTTAGAACCAAATAGAGGCCGTATTTTATTGAAAGAAATCAAAAAAGAGGAAAGTTCTGGTGGAATTAAGCTACCGGGCAATAGGTATTCTGTCTTTAGTGAGGGAGAGGTTATTGCGGTTGGTCCTGGATTTTCTATCTCAAACGGCAAACTAATTAAACCAGGAGTAAATGTAGGAGACATTGTTCTTTATGTTGCTGAGGGTGATGGGGTATTAGAGGTTGATTTTGAAAAAATGTCTTATGTTATTCTTCTTGATGATAGTTATATTTTATCAATTGTTAGGGAGACCAAAAATGACGGATAAAGAAGCCTACAAGCATTTACAGGCATCTTGGATTAAGTTGTACAATGTAAAGGTCGGCGATACTGTAAGGATTTTGAGAGATATGTGTTCTGATGAGTTAGGTTGTAAAGGACACAAGAGTTTAGAAATAAGAGGGTTAGAAAGAAAGATTGATAAAATTGGGCCAGATTATATACATCTTGAAGAAGGGGGATACTGGCCCTTTTTTTGTCTGGAGCTTGTCAAAAAAGCTGAGCCTGAAACTGAAATTACCTATAAAGTTAGTATTAAAGTTGAGCCATTAAGTGCACTGAGTGAAGAAACTATTTCAAATTTAAGGAAACTATTATGAATAGAGTAATTTTATACGGGAATCTTACAAGAGACCCTGAAATGAAAAACATTGGTACTACAAATGTAACAAACTTTGGAATTGCTATCAATCGCCGAACTAAAGCAGGTCAAGAAACTACTTTTGTAGATATATCAGCTTTTGGTAAAACCGCAGAGAACATTGCAAAGTATTTTACAAAAGGTAAGCCAATTCTTATTGAAGGCAGGTTAAAGCTGGATGACTGGCAAGACAAACAAACGGGACAAAAACGTACTAAATTAAAAGTAATTGCTGAAAAATTTGAATTTGTAGGAAGTTCTCAGCCTACTCAAACTACCTCGCAAACAACTCCAACACAGGCTCAAGTTCCGGATATACCTTCATCACCTTTTATTTAAGGTATCAAAATAATGAAAACTGTACAAATTGAGGAACAGTTAGTTTTTGCTTTAATCGGGTTTCTTGAACATCTTGAGGATAGCCCGTATCTTGAAAGTGCCATGGATTATCGGGCGGCTCTTGAGAAAGCTCTTGAAATAAATAAAAAACTTACAAAGGGCAGTTAGGCAACAATTGAGTAAAACGAGATTAAGTTCTTATGTGTGGTACTGCGGTACGTAACTAACGGATTGTTGCCTTTTCAGAACTGACTTTTATTCAGGGGATTATTATGAAGAAAGAACCATCATTAACAAAAAGAGTAACTTATTTAGAGAACGAAGTAGCATCTTTGGAGAGAAAAATGTTTTGCAAGCATGAAAGATTAAAAGTTACCATAGACTCTGATGGATATTTGCATAATTATGCTACTTGTGAAAATTGTGGCACGTGGTGGTCCTATAAGCCTCTTTCAGGTCGAAAATTTACAAAGCAAGTAAAGGAAATTTTTAGACATTTTGCTTACAAAGGAGTTTAATGTGGATTACAAAAAAATAGTTGCAAAGATGTTGGGCGTAGGAGATTGTGGAATATTACATTATGACCTTGTTAATTATTTGGATACAATAGACCAGCTTGTTTCTTATAATGGTGGAAAACTTATAAACACGCAAGTAATAGCTTTGGCATTAGCAACCTGGAAAAGAATGAACCCAGGTGAGAGTATTATTGTTATGGGAGAATAATATGGGAACAAAGAGGTTTATAAAACCTACTCCAAAAGAAGTAACAGAATATGCTTTAAGTATTGACTATACTCTTGATGGTGAGGCATTTTGTGATTTTTATGAGTCTAAAGGTTGGATGATTGGACGAAGTCCTATGAAATCATGGCCTGCTGCGGTGAGAACCTGGAAACGATTAGATAGAAAAAGACATGGACAAGCAGTTTCTTCTGTCAAAACTGGGGAAAAAACCTTAAAGCAAAAGTATCTGGAGACCCAAAATGAAAGCTGAGCTTTATGATTACGGTGGAAAATGGTTATGGAGACTTTCGTACAATGGAAAAACAGTAGCTTGGGGACGGTTTTATAGCCGTAAGGATAGTGCAAAACGTGGGTTAAAAAGCTTTCTAAGTAATGTATTTAACAACCACCTGAGTTTATGGGAGCAGGCAGATGGAAAGTTTATCTGAGAATCTTGACAGTGTAATTGAGAAGTTAAAGGCCCCGGACAAAGGGATTACAACAGGTTTCTATGAACTTGACCAGATGCTTTTGGGATTTAAGCCCTCAGAGCTAATTGTTGTAGCAGGCAGACCCTCAATGGGCAAAACAAGTTTAATGACTGATTTTGTGCTGAGTGCCAGCCGAGAGGGTCCGGTAATTATTTTCTCTGCGGAGATGTCATTTCAAATTTTGGCTGAACGAATGGTTGCTAACTTTGCCAATATAAATTTACATGCTATCAAACAAGGTGGAATAACCGAAAAAGTTGCCATAGATATTAACAAGGCTCTGAACTGTTTGAAAGAGAGAGGCATCTGGATTGATGATACCAGTTATATAACCCCTATGTATATCCGCAATGAGTTTCAAACTAACCCATCAGTTCCAAAAAACGTTAGCTGCATTTTTATTGACTATCTTCAACTACTTGGGGCTGATATGTCAACTGGACGGTCTTATGAGGATATCGGGAATATTACAAGAGATATAAAAGCTATTGCGAAAGAGTTGAATGTACCTGTGGTTCTTTTGTGTCAACTCAATCGTGAAAACACTAAACGAGAAACACATGAACCAAGATTGTCTGATTTAAGAGACAGTGGTAAAATAGAAGAAAACGCAGATGTAGTACTTCTTATACATCGACCAAGTTATTTTAATATAAAAGAGGCTGATATTGATAGCGAGGATGATGGAGAGGCTTTTATAATTATAGGTAAAAATCGAAACGGCCCTGTAGGGAAAGTTCCTGTTGTGTGGTTGAGTGAAATGATGAGCTTCAAAGAGATAAAACCGGAGAAATTTTTATGACTAATAAAGAAATTGAAAAAGTATTGGGAAAACAAGTTACTGCGGGAAAACCCCTCACTTGCCCTCTTTGCACAGAATGGAAAATAAAATGTGGTGGTAAGGGGGAACACCAGCCTATGATGAGTGATGGAGAATACCCGCACATTTTATTTTGTCCGCATTGTTGTTTGGGAGTAAGACTTAAGGTTTTTTATAATCCTGATGAACAAGACAATGCTGGAGATTTTTGATGAAACTCTTTAGCTGGAAAAAAGAAAAACATGACGGGATGCTTTGTGGTGGTCTAAGCTGGGAAGAGTGGGGACTTCCTTTTTCAATACGACCTATTTTTGGTAAGTTTGACAGCTTACCACTACATCAAAATGGGGCTGTTGAGTTTGCAAAAGTAAAATCTAAGGGTTGGTGTTTAGAAGTTTGGTTAAATCTTTTTTGTTTCTATTTATTTGTTGAGTTCAATAGGTGGCATATATAGTGCTTCGATGTACAGATGAAAACCCCTGTCCTAGAAGGTTGTTTGTACTCAGAAGATGGTATGGCTGCTATTTGTGTCCGTACTCCAGAAGGGGCTGTAAGGAGTACAGGAAATGGTTGGTTACATATCATTAAACCTGGAAAGTTTAAACCAAAGCCTGTAAGAAAGAGACACACAATGAAAATAAACTGGGATATTTTAAATCAGTGTTATATTGATGCCTACCTCGAACCACTAAATCAAGAACGTTGTTCAACTCCACCCCCCTTTATGACACAACAAATTGATACTCTTTATGCTATGGAAACAGGTTGGGATGGTGAGGCCTATACTTTTCCCGTACGAGACTCTGCTGACAAGGTTGTGGGTATTTCCAGAAGGTTTCCAGATAGTTCAAAAAAGATGGTCAAGGGAAGTACGGTTGGAATATTTATACCCCGGCTAAACTGGGAAAACTTAGAAACTTTGTTTATCTGTGAGGGAATTTCTGATACTGCGGCTGCTCTTGATATGGGCTTGAAAGCTATTGGTCGTTTGTCTTGTGGAACAGGTCGAGAACATATTATAAAGTTTTGTGCAAAAAAGAACCCATCACAAATTGTAATAGTTAGTGATAATGATGCTCCAGGAATTGCGGGAGCTAAAACACTTGGATTATGGATTTCGCAGGGATATAGATTATTTACAATACCTATGCCAGACATAAAAATTATTGTACCCCCCGGAGATGTCAAAGATTTAAGGGCTTGGCGAGCAGCAGGCCTTGACCTTAAAGAGTTAATGTATATTATTGAAAATCGTTTTGAGTTTAAAAATAATAAGAATTCCCTTGACTTTCAATCTTAATTATGGTATAATATAATTATGAAAAATAAACTTGAGTACACAAAACTTACTTTGCGAGATGCTTGGATACATCTCGAAAACTGTATTTTGTATTGTTCAGAAATAGGTGTTGAACAAGTGCTGGCTGAACTTGCAATTCGTTTTAAAAAAACTTTTGGAGATAAAGATGGAATCTAATGAAGAAGCCAGACTTAGATTATTTTTACAAGAGTATGAAAGAGTTTGTAAAAGATACAATTTAATTGTTTATTTGGATATGGCCCCCTATCCTCACGAAGAAGTGTGTGAACGAAATATAGGACCGGAAGATTATTTACCTGAGCATATTGAAAACCTTAAAGCACATGGGATAAATGAATGAGAAAACCTAAAAGTATTCGCCAACTTATAAAGACAGCAGATAGATGGTTTTCACGATTTATCCGGTTGCAAGCCGCTTCTGATTCAGGACATTGTGCGTGTATCACCTGTGGGGTGGTCAGATTCTGGAAAGAAATTGATGCTGGTCATTGGATAAATAGAGATAAGTTGGGTACTCGTTTTGAACTTTACAATTGCCATCCCCAATGTATTTCGTGCAATCGGTTTAAGTCTGGTCGAGGTGCAGAATACTCAGAATATATTATAAATACCTACGGTGAGAAAGAGTTCAACAGATTACTCAAATTATCTCGTCAGAAAACTACTCTTACTAAAGAAGAGTTAGAGGAAATAATTGAGTGTTGTAAAAAGGGTGTTAAAATTTTAAAAAAAGCAAAGGGGTTATAAATGGAAACTCAATTACTCTCAAACATAGTAACAGATATTTGTATAACAAGTGTTTTTATATCTGCTATCATTTGTGCTACAATTTGTTTTATTCGTTGGTTAGAAAATATTTATTGGAATGAAAATGACTGATGCAAGACGAGGCAGAGGCCGGGGAGCAATGAATTTCAAAGCATATAGAAAAGGGTATGACCTTGCTTTCGGACTTTGCAAAAATAGTAAGTGTCCCCTGCGTTATAACTGTTACAGATATATTGCAACCCCATTGTTTAACTCCACTTTTGGGGACTTTAAACCTGTTAATGGCGTTTGTGAGTTTTATCAGGAGTGTAAAACTAAAACAGATTTTGATGAATTGGAGAACGAATGGTAAAAAGAATATATTGTTCATGTAATGGTAAGCCTTGTGATGGTATTTGTCGTGAGAAACATCTGCAAAGAAAACGTACATTTCTTGAAAGATGTCCGGCGGCTTACGATGTAGATGAAAATGGAAAAGAAATCAGAAGGGGGAAATAATGCCCTACATTTCACCTAAAAAAAGAGAAAAACTTACTTTTTTTAAACAATGTCCTAAGTTTTTGTCCGCAGGAGAAATAAATTATATTGTAACCTCTTTGTTACATAAGTACCTTAAAGAAACCGGCTTGAGTTATAATTCTATTAACACTGTAGTAGGTATTTTGGAGTGTGTGAAACAGGAGTTCTACCAAAGAGTAGCTGGGCCTTATGAGCTAAAAAAGAAGTCTGAAAATGGAAATGTTAGTGAACTTGATAAGGAGTAATTAAATGGAAGATTCTGGAAAAAGGAGCGAGTTTGAAACAGGTGCAGTTAGAGACGCCGCAGAAGATAAACCACGTCCTGATTTAATTTCACCCTATGCTCAATGGCGTAAGGGGGAGTGGCTCAGATTGGGTGCTATCAAATACGCTGAAAGAAACTGGGAAAAGGGTATTCCCTTTAGCCGGTGTGTTGCTTCTATGTTTAGGCATCTTTTACAATATATGATGGGCAGGAAAAATGAAGACCATCTTGCTGCTATTGCAGTAAATGCGGAGTTTCTTATGCACTATGAAGAAATGATAACAATGGGGATTTTGTCAGAAACTTTAGACGACATGCCCCACTATGAGGATTTTTGTAATGTTAAAGAAAAAGATTAAAGTGTATGTGTCCCACTATATTCGGGGACTTGAGGGCAATGAAGCGTCTGTAGAAACAATAGAGTCTAATCTTACAAAAGCTAAAGAAGTTTGTAAACAACTAAGAATATACTTTGGGAGTAATCTTGACTTCTATGTGCCCGCAGAAATGGATGAGTTTCCACAAGTTGCTTTAGAGTTAGGTTTCTTGGATGTTGAACAAATACTTGATATTGATTGCGTTATTGTTTCTCGCTGTGATGCTCTAAAGCTTTCAGGGGGTATGGAAAGAGAATTGACAACCGCAAGAGTTACAGGAGTTCCTGTTTATTTTCTTGAGGATATGAGCGAGGCAAATCTGGAATTGTTAAAGGTGTGGCTGGAGAACCTATAATGCACAAGAAACTTCACGAAATATGTAGTTGTTTAAGGGCTGGTTTAAGCCATAAAAAAATTGCTAAACTACTTAAAGTAAATTTTCACGCAGTAAGAAGAATCTCCAGAATCAAACGCCCCCGGATTTTATTTCCTGCGGACCCCCACTGTGGTTCTAATGTTGGACTTACACCCCCTGCGTATCAATATAAATACTATTCTAACCCTACCACAGAAGAGCACAAGAAAAGAAACAAATGGGCGATACTACAAAAAGAGGCTTGGGAGTGGTATATAAACACCCTCAATGCCCTGAAACCTATTGACAAGGCTTTTGTAATGGGAGACCTCAATGATGGGGATGGTTCTCGAAGTGGTGGAACAGAGTTAATTACTACTGACCGCAAAGTACAAATATGTATGGCAATTGAGTGTTTAGAACCAATAGAAGCAGGGGGTTGGGTATTTGTGTACGGCACACCTTACCACACAGGTACAAAAGAAGATTGGGAAACAGATGTAGCCCACTACTTCAAAAGTAAAATAGGTTCTCACGAGTGGGAAAAAGTCAACGGCTGTGTATTTGATTTGAAACATCATCAATCAGCAACAAGAAATCCTGCAACCTCATTATACAACGAGATTATAGACAATCGAGAGTGGGCCATTTTAGGAGAACAGCCTAAAGCTGATGTTTTAGTTAGAGCACATACACATAGGTTTGCTGAATTAGAACTTGAGGACTGTACTGCATTTTCCACACCAGCTTTACAAACCTATGGGACCAAGTTTGGTAGCAGACGTTGTTCGCGTAAAGTTCAATTTGGTTTGGTTGCTGTGGATGTCTGGCCAGATGGTGTAATTCAAAAACATGTACATATTGGAAAATTACAAGCTCATAAAACTTTAACTAATTAGGAGAATAAAATGAACTATGATGACTTAATGTCCACCCCTAACTCAATTGTTGGGGGCGAAGAGCTTATAATTATTGAGAGACTTCAAGCTGAACTTTCCTTATATCGAAAAGGGTTTTGTGAAGCTCATCAACCCTTACCAGAAGATACCTATAAAGGTTGTTATCGTTGTGATTTAGTCCATATTCACCATAAGTTTGAAAAATTGAAAAAATCTTTTGAAATAAGTAAACAAATGAATGATGTTTATTTACCCGTTTTAGAACAAGCCCAGACTGAAAATAAGAAGTTGAAAGATGTTTTATACACAATGAAAAATAACTTACAGATTGCTGAACAAGCTTTAAATAAGTGCAATAATGAGAGCGACACTTAAACTTCCGGCAATACCAAGCAAAGCTAATGTAACCGCCCAGTGGTGCCGAAGATGATTGCTCAGCATAGTCTTTACCCAGGACATGTCTCTTTCTAATTTTATTAAAATGTCTCGGTCTTTATCTTGCACGTCTTCCCCTTCCACGTCCCCTCTTTCTACGCCTTAACACAGGGCGTTTGGTAGTCGGCTCTTCCCGTTTTTGGAGCATGTATTTAGACCAGATTAACCGGCGATAATCCGTATCCTTCTTATTAAAAAGGTCCAATGCTCCTTCTATTGTACGAATTGGCTGGTTAAGGGGCCAACCAAAACCACGCCCGGCAGCCCTTAGCCCTGCTTTAATCTTAGCCCCCCAACCTTTATACTCTTTTATGTCTGCAATATCATCATAAACTTGCAAAGGGAGAGTTTCTCGCCCCCCGTATCCTTGCAGAAGGTTATTCACTAAGTTGCCAAAAAAGTATAGAGGCAATATAAAATATCCAGCTTGGTCTGTAAGAACTTCTTTTTCATCCGGGAGTCTTCCCCGACTTACAAGTCCCATAATAAACGCAGGAATAATGTGTCCTACCATAACTCGCCAGGCCAACTCAAGATTATTTATTCTGCCTTTTCGCTTAGCCTGGATAACATCAAAAGCCCAGAAATTATATTGTTGGTTTACTTGATTTTGAAAAGCAGTAAACATCTTTGCGAAAGTACCACCTCTGAAAATATCTGGCAAATCCTCTAATCCCCCCATAGGCTGAGTAGTAGTAATGATACTGTCGGCATATTGTGCTGCAACCATCGGGTCTGTTATGCCTCTTTGTTGAGCAGCCTGATAAGCCCCTTGCCACACAGCAGTTACAGTAACTTTGTCCATTGCTCGAACCATAGCAAAAGCCATTTCTTTATTTATTCGCTTCCCTAAAATTTTCTTTGGGGACTTTAAAAGGGCCAGTTCTTTTAACTCACGTTCCATAAAACGGGCTTTTAATATCCTACTTTTTTCAAAAGCATCCTTAGAGTACTTTCTATAATTCACAGAAAGTTTATGGGCATGTGTGAGTGAGTTTACTAACACAAGGGGGTCTTTCGCAACGGCTAACCACCAGGAAATCGGCTGCCTCATTATAGTAACCATATTGCCCCCAAGTGCGTATGTAACATAATTGCGTCTCATTCCACTCATAAACTTATTGAACCAGTTGCTTATTTCCTCTGTTTTTTCAGTTGCAGCATCATTGACCCATTTTTTTAATATATTATTAAAAGACACACCTGTTGTATTGTTTATTCTTGAAGAAAGTTTAGGGTCATTGATTAGCTGTAAAACATCTTTAGCATTTAATTCTACTGCATTATAATGCCGCCGTTTTAATTCATGGTCCACAAAGGCAGACACCGCATCTCGCAATCTTAGTGGGGCATTACTTTTTGTTCGCTCCTTAGTCATTCCTCTTGGGGGCTTCCGGCTAATTTTTTTCCTG